TTATAATTTGGTAAATGTGATATACCATTAAGAAAACTTAAATTACCCATACCAAATTCACCCATTAAGTCGGGTACTTGAGTATGTAGTTTTGCATTAAGAATAACTGTTCTATCAGTATCCATTGCGTCTATTCGGGTTTCTTCTTCAGTGCCTGTAACCTTAACACTTTCGATAAACCCCAACCCTGCTGTATGTTTGACAACATCTAAAACAACGTCTTTCATCTTAATCTCCATAATGTATATTATAACACCTATTCTACGCCCAGTCAAATAATTTATCAAATGTTTCGTTGGTCTTACTTTTACGCAAATCCCACTTTAATACACCCAACAAATTGTCTATTTTTTTGTCTACAATTGAAGTTTCCATTGCAGTATCGTCGAAAGGAAGTTCTTTATACCAACTTGGTATGCGTAACTCATCTATAGGATATGCCACACTAGTCATATTCATTGGATTATTTCGTAACTTACAAACGATAGTTTTCATACCATCTACAATTTCTAAACTATAGCGGTCTGAATACATTTTACGTAACTTGTTCCAATTAATGGCAGCCATAGCATGTCCTATACCACATCGCCCAGTTTTCTCATATACTTTAGTATGCTTTGTTAAATTGTTAACACGTTTGGGTGTGCCTTTTTCCCAATTTGGTTTGTTTCTAAAGTCGTTACGAAACTCTTGTATCTTACCTATAATATTTTCTTCTGTTTCATTTGTCAATGTCATTAACAATAATTCACTAAGAAAGGTTTGCATATATGCTGGAGTATCTGATCTTTTAAGATCTAAACCCATTGCTTTTATTTTTCCGGGCGTGTCTATATCTACTCTATGTCCTTCTAAATCATATACCAATACAGCATATCTTTTTTTAGTAATGAATATTCCTGCAGAACTAATAGTTTCTTTACTTGCTGAAATAAGTTTACCTTGATCTCTTGGTACATTAAATGCTTTCGACATAAACGACGGAAATGTAGTATTTGCTTCCTTACATATTACATCATATAATTCTATTGCTTTTTCTTTATTCCATTCTAATTTACCATCAATGATATCTTGTTCAAACACAGGGTATGCTGAAAAATAACAACTATCTGTATCTCCATATATAATTGTTTCACCAACATGATCATACTCGCCAGTTAATATTTTGTTTATTTCTGCACTCATGTGTCGCACAATGTTACGACCACACAGTGTAGTTGATTGACCTAAACGTTGATCAAAGAAACGTGAACCTGGATTTAACAATGCACCATATAAACTATTCAAGTTAATTTTTTTAACTAACTGTCGCTTATCCCAAAACTCATACTCTATATTATTTTTGTGCTGTTGTGCTTGTTTTGCTTTACGTTGAAGTTCTGTACGTTCTTGATACCAACGTTCTAGCAAATCCGGAATAACTCCCTTCTTGTCATATTTAAATATAGTACCATTGGCGGTAATCATCCATTTATGTTCACCATGGAATACCATATCATATATTTGTGCCCCTGTTGCTTCTATAGTACTTTTATCTTCAAAGTCTAAATTTAATATAATATTAGTATCCTTTTCCATAACTAAATCATATTCAGGACTAGAGAATTTACCTTCCCATGCTTCAGCAATTTTATAGTTATGACTTTCTAATAACTCCCTTGTTAATGTTTGCCTAACTTGTCCTACAATAGTTTCTGGACTCATATTAAGACTACGTAAGATAGATGGATACAGACTGCTTATATCAATTGATCCAATCCATTGGTGCATTCCTTTTTTAGGATATGCAACATACGCACCAGCCGCTGTTGTTGTATCTTTGTCATGTACTTTGTCAGGAACAATTAAGTTTTGTCTATGTGCTTCGTTTATTATTCCTTGATCAGTAACTGCTACAGCACCCATTGTAGTTTGTATTAGCACTGTATTAGCATGTGCTAACACATTAGACAAGTCTATGAACTGTAACTTATCATCAAACTTTTTAAGTAGTATACAATCTTGTCTATTATATTCTATAAACGTTTCAAAATTATTTTTAAACAGTTGATCCAACGTTCCATCATATGCAATTTTACGCTCACCTAATTCATATTCTCCTATTGCATCTAATGAATATGAATGCATTTCATGATATGTATATTTTCTATACAGTTCTAAATAATCTAAATGAATACGACCTTTTAAATCATAACTTGCTTGCTCTCTTCCGTACTTTTCATATTCACGTTTTTTAGGTAGTTGCCCCCATAAACAAAACTCACGTGTTCGTTGTTTACCTAATACACGAGCAGTACGATTAACCATATATGGTATATCAAATCCTTCGGAGTTCCAACCACTTAACACGTCTGCGTCATCTATTAATGATAAAAACGTTTCTAATAATTCTTCTTCATTATGACACAAAATAGTATCGTTAAATTTATCTACAATATCCTGCCCTTCAAACGTTGTTAATGTATTTGGTTTAATACAAAGAGTTATTAACTTATCTATCCAACTCAAGTATAAAGATATGGCGTTAACAGGTGCAAATGCATCTGAAGGATCCGCAAATCCTTTATTAGTATCAAAGTCTACTTCAATATCAAAAAAGCATTTGTGTAAAGTAGGTGCTTCCCCATCTGCGTAATTTTCACTAAGACATTTAAAAATAGGATTTATATCTGATTCATATAATTTCTTATGTTTATATAACTTTTTTTCTCTATGGAAATGTTTACCTGTGGTCGTGCTGACACGACTTAAAGGATCTCCGTATATAGAGGTGAATTTACCTCCTCGGTCAAGATAGTAAAAAACATATTGAGCAGAGAATTTACGGAAATTCCTTTTTCCGCCTATTCTCTCGACAACGTGGATTGTATCGTGATCCCTATCAAAAAGAGCATCAACGTACATTGTATAATATTAAAATGTTCTACCGACAGTTTCTAGGATTTCTTCTAACTCACTAAACTCGTTGCGATGGCGTTGTAACTCACCTTTGTACGCAACACGTATTGCTTTATTAAGAACAGAAGGCTTAATATCTAATTCTTCTGCTACTGCTTTGACAGTGTCTCGCAGTCCTTCTTGAAGATATGATATTTCTTGGGTAACTTGTATTCCCTCGTTAATTATTTGCTTTAGTCGTTCTTGTTCTTGTGGTGTATGAGCCATATTTTGCTCCTATGGTTATTATATTGTTTATTAAGTTTAAAGCATATTGACAGAAATGTCAAGTGTTTTTTGAAAAAAGTGGGCCCCCTACGCCTAGCGTGGATGCAGAGGACATTAACGGCGGCTATGTCCTCTCTAGCGTAGGGAGACCCGTGTTCTATATTACTATTTATTATTCTTCTTATTTGTAAGGATATTCTTTAGGATACTTCTTCGGTGATACAGAAGACCCTCCCCGAAGTCTATCAATTACAGCTTTCCCTTCATCGGGAGATTTGTCTTTTCTAATTTCTGCATGTCTATAGATTTGGTTCCAATCATATCCTAATGATTTGGCTAATCTAATGGCAGATTCAATTTGTGCCGGTGTAACGTCTTCGTCGTCGTTTGCTACTATTTCAATTGATTGTAAATTTTGATTACGTAAATCATTATCTTTAGCATATTGATTCCGTTTACCTACATGAATGCCTGACATGTTGTCTGGCATTACTTTGTATATTTGACCATCATCGCCGCCATCATTTCCTCTACCTATCAAATATTGGATACCTTTCCCCTTATATGCCCAATTATGTGCCTTCTTAAGGGCGTTTCTATAATGAACGCCAGTATGATGCATAACAACACCTTTAGTTTTATCTCTTGGCATTTCCACGGCTTGAGGTAAATGTGGTCCGCCCGGGCCCGGATTAACGTTGTTGCCGTCAGCATCTTTCTTTATTTCCCGACCGACAGTCGTTTTCTTCTTCCAGCTAGCAGTAGAATAATCCATATTTTGTTTGTGTTGATCCCAATCATAACGATCAACTGCATCTGTATTAATACTAGAGGAAAAAGGTATTGTTTGCCCTGGAGGACCGCCTCCGCCTGTGCCTAGCTTGTAAGCATTAACGTCCACTAGTGGATCTGATTCTAAAGAATCATATGCTTCTTTGGCACCGGGGTCCATGAATTGAATATTTGGTTTAGGATCGACTTCAGTTATTTTTTTTTTGGAGTTTCCATTATCTCTGCTTTCATTTCTTGCAGAGTGGAATCCATGTCACACCACCATGGTTGGCCCATGTGAGGATCTATAGAATCATTTAATGCTCGATCTATTTTATCTTGGTGTGTATCTGTTCGATCTTTTGTTTTCTTTTTAAGACCTTTAAGCCATTTATAACCGGCTACTCCGGCTACTCCGGCGGCCGTACCTAGTGCCAGCGCACCTGCCGCACCTAGTTCGTTAATTTCTTCTGATTCTTTAGTAACGACTTCTTTTTTCTTTGGTCCGAATCTTTTCCAAAGTTTGTAATATGTTCTTTCTTCTTCTGGCTTTGACGCTTGATCAATGGCATACTTTCCAATACCTAATGCCGCGCCAGCTGCTACTGCTGGCCAAAATTCAGATACAACTTGACCTTCGCCAAACTTATCCTTGTTGTGTGCAGCTATATCTTTATCTATTTTTGCTCGTCTTGACGGTCCGCGAATTTCGTCCCATTTCCGTTCGCCTTTACGCTTTATATTACTAACTACATTTTTAATTGATTTAATAGGATTTCCACCTTTTGCCGCCCACATTCCTATTTTACCTAAAGCACCAACTCCTAAACCAACACCAGTCGAAAGTGCTGTATTTTTAGCAAAATCTGTTAATAACTCTTGACGCAACTCAGGAGTTATTGTTTTATCTTTATAAGCCTGTTTTAGTTCGTTGTAATTCTCTGCCGCTGTGAATGCCGCGCCGGCTACAGGAGCAACTAAAAAATTAACCCATTCGTCTAATTGTTCTGGCGAAGCATTTCCGTGTTCTTCCATTAGTTCGTTTATAAATATTTCAATATTTTCGTCCTGTTCATTAACTACTTCTTCTTGTAATCCTAAAACAGATCGTACTTCAATTAATTGTTCTTCATTAAGTTGATCAAAATTAATCATTTCAGCTGCTTCAAAAAATAACTTTGCATCTTCTTCTGCTTCTTCTTGACTCTTATGTGGTTGTCCTTGTGCTATCCAACCATGTGGTCCACGAACATATACTTGAAATCCGTAATCTGTTTTTACTACTCTAGCAACTATATCACTTGCGCCTTGAGGACTATATGCCCAAACATCTTCGTCTTTTTCATTAAGACCTGCTAATGTTCTCATTCGACTTACAGCTTCATTTTGTCCATAAGCAATATCTTTAAGATTTTTCCAACTACGTTTTCCTGAATCTAAAGCAGAACCACCTAGATCTTTCAATGATCTTAAATACCATCCTGGTAATTTTTTAAGTTTATCTATATAATGATTTGAGTCTTTAGAAGGAAGATTCCATTCTGATTCTGGTTTTCGTTCTTGGCTTTTATCACGTAATTGATTATATATATCTTGAGGAATACCGTCTGGAGCAATTTCTTGGCTATAATCAGGATCTGTATCAGTATGTACTGGCCCAATATCTGTTTTGAATTCTAAATCCATTTCTGGACTAGAACCAATAGGCTTGCCCTTAACTTCTGTTCCTTGTGGCAGTGCCGTAATTTTTAGTTCATTTATCTTCATTGTTTTTTTCGTCTAGTATTTTTAACAATGCATTGCCCATAAACTCTCTTGCAGTTGCTTTTAATTCTGCATCTTCATCTAGTGCATTTTCTTCGTCTTCTTCTTTAGACGATAGAAGATCTTCGGGTTTTGGTGCTGGCCATGGGTTTTTATTTTTTTTACGTTTTCTATATTTGTGTTCTTCCACTTTCTCAATTTCTTCTGCGGACTCCATAGGCATAGGAACTGCTTCTGGTTCAGCATCCATAGGAACTACGTCTGCGCTCGAAACCATATTATATTCCATATAGTGCTTAACTGCACCCATATAGTCTGCCGCTTTTGTTATTTTTGCTTGCATCCAAGGTTCTAATTCGTCGGTGTCTCCTATCATTGAATGAAGTTCGCCTGCATATTTTGCAATTTTATACAGTTGAGATTTAGCCATCCATCCGTCTTCATCTGTAACATCTAGTACACCTTCGCTAATATTTTTATGTTTCATAATATGTTCCTGTACCGCTTACATTAAGTATTTATTCAATACCGTCTAATTGTTTGTTCCATTCTGTTACTAAATTCTTATAAGCAGAATTTAAACTTTCGTTTTCATCTTCTTCATCTTCTGGAGCAAATCTACCTAAATAAGCATGTTCAGATGACCAATCTTTTTGTCCATCATAGTATTCAGAGTCTTTTTTCTGTCCACTTGCTAAGTATTTGTCGAATGCTTCATCATATGATTGTGCAGGAACTTTATAGAAATGACTAATTGTTTCTGTTATTTCGATTACATGTACACCTGGTAAATCAGGATCATAATCATCTACTTTAAAAGAATTTCTAAAGAAAGGATTATCTTTAGTTAGCATTTTATACATTAAGGAACTTCTATTAGACGATTCATCTTCTACTACAGTTTCTTCACGCATTTCACGTTTAATTTTTTCAAAATCGTTACTAGTGATTCGTATGTTTTGTCTACCTACTTCGTTTTTTTCATTTGGTATTGTCATAATATTACTTACCTTCTCTTAAACTATCATTTAGATCCCATGGACCCCAATGTCCGTGTTTTAGCAAATTAATCATAGATTTTTCTTTATCGTAAGAGGCATATGCTCCTGCTTCTCCTACAACACCACCTGCTTCATAATATTGCTCTTTACGCAGTACTACACTATTGCCGTTGCTATTATCTAATACAACGTCACCTTGCTCATTCCACGCATGTTCAAACCGTCTACCTGTTAAATTACCTTGACCATAAACGTATGCATGTACTAATTTCATACCATACATTTCTTGCTCTTCGGTTAAGTCTATCATTGCTCTACCTGCTACTTCAAAACAATCGCCTTTACCATCTTCTTCAAACAATGCACCCATTTCATTTAGAAGATCATTTAATCTATTTACACCTTCATCTATTATTATTTTCCATACAGGGGATAAATCTCTACCATCTACAAAACTTTCCCAATTATGAATATTTAAAAATTTTATAGGCAATTCATTTTGTTCTGCCCAACCATTTGCTTGTCGTAATATTATATTTTTAGGAGCAAGTGGATTTGTAGATTTGGGTATACCTAAATTTAAAAGCATAGAATTAAATTCTTCTAGCGCATTAGGATTTTCTGGATATACACCAAATCGTGTAAGATCTTTAAGAAATTGATCTGATTGTACAAAGCCTTGACGAATCATAGTGCTTACCTTACTGCTCCGCCTTTACCTAACCTTCCAGACTCTATTCGTCTATTTAATTCTGATTGCATACCTTGCCATGCTAAACGTCCTTGTTTACGAGCTTTTACCATTTCGTCTTGTAATTTATCCAAGTCCCAATTTCTAAATGTCATGTTATCACCAACTGATGCCAATAATGTTTTTGGTTTTTTTCGACGCGACATTACACCCATAGGAGCAACTACAGAAGCAATTCCTCCTGCGCTAGTAGTTTCATTTATAATATCTTGTATTTTCATTTTTTCCGTTTATTATAACTTGCCCATGCTGTAGCATATGCTCTAGGACAATCACTCTTCCCTCCACAAAACTTTTGCTTCAGACGTTTTACTTGATCTTCTCGTCCTGGTGGTGCTTTTTCAAACATATATGTTACTTCGTCTATTCGCATTAACTTTACCGTTCGTCACTGATACCTGTTGACGGTGGGTTACCTCCACGCAAATGATCTGTATATGTTGCAGAGCCTAGTCCTCGTTTTGGCTCTTGTTTTGGTGGAAGTTCCATTTCTTCTTCTTCTTCTTTATCTTTAATATAATCATAAAGTTTTTTACCACCATAAAGAACAGCTAATACAGCGCCTGCTGGAAGAGAATATTTCTTTACAATTTCCCATAAAGCACCGTACCAGTCTTCGGACATATCGGGTACTAAACCTTTAACCCAATCAATAAAGTGCCCGCCTTGGTCCCATACAAACATTGCCCCCGCTCCACCTAATGCCGGCCTCAATCCGCCTTGCTGTACCATTGATGTGCCTGTCTTCCCCAACTCTTTTTTGGTTACTTTGCTAGCTTTTGTAGCCCCAGATTTAAGTCTTTTTGCAAGAAATGCTCTTAATGCAGGTACACCAATTCTAGCCGCTGTTGCTAATCCTGTTAGTATGTATGGTACGGCGAACCACGCTACTTCATTTAATTGTTGTTGTTCTTTCAGTTTTTGATGTTCTTCTAATTGTTGTATTCTCATTTTATTTTCCTATTTGTACTCGGGTGGCCCTTGTGTAAGATGTTTAGGGTCATATTCATAATAAGGACGACCTTTTTTATCCTTGTTTGGCCAATCTCCAGAAACTTTAAGTTTACGTCCTACTAATTTTAATTTTGCATCTTTATCAAATTCTGCTTGCACTTCTAGTGGAACACCACCTTCGTTCATTGCTTCCCAGTCTTCATTAGAAATATACATGTCTGTATCTGGATCATAGTACATGCCTTCTTTAGGATCATAATAAACTACCCTACCATTACGTGCTCGTATTGGCCCTTCTAGACCAGAACGTTCGCCATAACGCTCTGTGTCTATTGGTGGCAATGTAATATGTCCTTCATCTACTGTTGGGGGTGGACCATAATCATGCTCCCATGGCTTTTCTTTATTCCATTTTGCATGTTCTGGTTTAGAATCTACTTTATGTAGTTCTGATGCGGCATACTTT